ATTTTCACGTCCTTCTTTTCTTAATCTCTCGTTTTCTTCAAGTTGCTTGAAATTTGTAAACATCTTTTCGTATTTAGAACTTAGCTTACGAGCTTCTATAACTTTCTTGCCATTGAGAATATCCAAAGCATTAGCCTTCGTCATTATCAGCGAGTAGGCTTCTACTTCTTGGCCATTATATTTGATTGTTTTCATTTGATTATTAATATTTTACTATTCAAAAATAGTATATACTTACCTCAAAACAGAATAAATTGCTAGTACATACGAAACAATATGCCAATTGTTTCATTTTATACACACGCCAACTTAATGACGTGTGTATGAACGGTTTTTAAGCTGCCGATTTACTGTTTACTAAATCAAGTATAAACTTTCTACCAAGTTGCGTCCAACACAAGTATTGCTTTGCAACCTGCATACCAGTGGTATCACTTGTATAGGTGTGTGTCCTGTACTTGTCATAACCTAATCCCCTGTATTTGGCATAAAGCATGTAAACCCCATTCTGGTTGTACAATACGCCTAAATCTTTTAATATCTTGTACAGCTTTTTGGCACTCATGCCAAGTTCGTTGGCTATGATATTTGTTGTTATCAATCCTTCGCTTTGAAGGACATTGTCGAAGTAGGCAGCTTTTGGCGCCATCAGTCTGTTCTGTTCTTCTACCAGATTCTTTTCGGTTTCAAGTACAGATATTCGTTCTTTCTGCCTTTCGATGGTTGAGTTTGCTAACAGGATGGCTTTTGCCATGATTTCTTCTGGCGTATCATCCGATTTTACTGCCATATAACCGCCTTTAGTTCGGATTTCTTTCAGTATGGCTTTTACGCCTTTCTTGAACTGTTTGGCTATCGGTTTGCGGCTTTGCATCAGGACTTCATATAAACCGTTCTCTGTGAGCATCCAGACTTGACGGTTCTGACCTGATACGAAAATTGTTCGTACCAGCTTTTCATCTTCATCAACAGTACCAACCATACGAGATACATCATATTTATCTTGTGATGTTTTTGCATATTCAATCCATTCAGCTACATCTTTAGCAAGAAACAACGGATTCTCTGCACTGCCATAAACGGTTAGTTCTTTACCCAACAAGGTAGTTTTCTGTAAAACCTGTATTTCATTCATATTATTTGAATTTAAATTACCAATCTGATTCTTTACACACTCTGTCAATTCTCTATTATTTGCGAAATACATCAAGGCTATGCCGATTTCTAGATACTGGCCAAAATACATGATTTCTCTTAGTTTCAATCCGTTTTCGGCTGCATACGTTTTTATTTGCGACATGTTCTTTGATTTCCATTTGCTTATGCTTATCCCGACATCAGAATTAAGCCCCTTGCAAGAAATATATATCCTGCCATTGTAGGTACAATAAGAAATTTGCTTATCTTTGTACCGTATGAATTGGGATTCATTTATGGTTTCTTTGTTCATACGCTGTAAAACCTGAATTAAACATATCCTCATTGATGGCCGGTCAATTCATCAATGAGGATTTTATTTTGACCGTAGTAGCAAGCTGGGATTCGAACCCATGCACACCTGAATGCCTTGCCTTGACCTGCCACGCTTGACATATAAAAAAGGCAAATCTTAAAAGAGGTCTGATGTGGCAGTTTACCCCTTGAAAGAAATGCCTTGAATATCTTTGCAGCGCAACTGCCACGAAGCGCATTTCATTCTATGGCAAAATTACCAACCGCCAAATGTTTATCCTAAAAATTGCCGTAATCAGAACAAACATTTGGCTGATTGTTTCAAAATAATCGTGTGAGGGATTTACATTGCAGTTTTCATCATGTTTGGATTAAAGCCTTGCATAAGATTACCTTCGCAGTCAAAAAAGGTGTCTTCTCGTAGCAGACTACCAATAAGTTCATTTGCAAGCCTAAATATCGGGTAAACTTCATCATTAGAGTCTATCATGCCATCTTTACAACATTTCTTTTCACTCAGAGAACGCAACAGCCAAAGTGTTTTCATGTAATACTGGTATTTTTCGGGGTTGTTGAACATTCGTTTTAATAACATAATGTTTGATTCAGTTATTACTGTTTCTTGTTTGTTAGTAAATGTTATCTTGTGCAATTCAGGATTAAAGTCTATAATTCTCATAAGTCATATTCTTTTAAATATTAATACTAAGCTATCTTTATAAGGTTGCATTTTTTGAAACAACGCCATTCTTCTTTTTCACAATCGAAATACACCTGGCAGTTATCTGCTGTTTTCTTTGTACCCTTTTTTTCTGGTATTCTACTACTCATTAAAGTACCGAAAGCCTGACGTAGCGTGCCGTCTGTTTTCTTGAAATAGAACTCAACCACCTTCTTATGAAGCAATGCACGAAGTTTGATATTAGTCCACGCACATTTCAACGCCTCACTCATAGAATAACCGTTCTTGCGTACAAATGACCAAGCAAGACTCATAATCTCTTTTAATTGATTTCTCTTTTCTATTGCCATAGTTCTTTATATTTTATTAATTATACTACTTCGTTTTATTTGATACTGCAAAGTAAGACTATATAGTTTAATTATGCAATAGTTACATAGATAATTTATGTTAAATATAAAACTATATAGATTTATTTTTCACGTTTCATTGTATTATATAGTATAAACACCTATATTTGTGCAATAAAACTATGTAGTATTATGGATTTTAGAACAAGGATAAAAGAACTTTGCCAGTCTAAGGGTCTTACTCAAAAAGATTTGGCTGATAAGATGGGTATATCTGATATTAGTCTTAATAAGACATTAAGAGGTGATTATCCGCAATTACAATCTTTAGAACGTATTGCAAATGCTTTAGATGTAGACATTTCGGAACTATTTGTGAGAAATACACCTGATTCAGAAGTAAACGGTTATGTTAAAGTGAAAGGAACTCTTTATGAAGTTCACTCTTTTGAGGATTTAAGGAAGTTATTAGAAATGGATGTTTAATCAATAAAACCAAAGTAAAATGAAGAAAATGTTATTTATACTGCCTATACTAGTGGCTTTGTTTTTTGTAGGGTGCAGTAGCGATGGTGATGGAGAGCCCGGAGGGAATAGTGGAAATAAAGTTCTGTCTGAAATTGTAATAAACGAACACGAAAAGAAATTTGGCGAGATAAATGAATATGGAGAACTATACGAACAGTATATCTATAATCCAGACGGAACATTGCAAGAAAAAACCACCAATTACTATAATGCTTTATTGGATGATAGGATTGATTACAATTACAAATATGAATACGACGACAAAAAGCGTGTAGTGGAAATGAACGAATATACGTTTACTTTGTTTGAAAAAAAACGTAAATATGAATATAACAACATTGATTCCGTGTCACGCATGTTGGTATATGATGACGATGGAGACCTGAATGAAGAATGGACATACGAATATGATAGTCAAAAAAGATTGATAAAAACAGTAGAAAAAGACATTTGGGTTAGTAAAAATTTTGGCTATATAAGCGAATATAGATACGAAGGGAATAACGCTTATATAGAAAAGACAATGCTTAATGACGGTTCTTTGTTCGGGAACTTTATCTTTGAGTACGACACACATGGAAATCTACTACAAGAAACATATATCAACGGAGATACAGGGAGAGAATCATTAGAGCAAAAATATGAATACCAATATGACTCTTCAGGTCGTATTCAAAGAAAATCTAAAAAGGAATCATATTCAGATTCTTGGACATATTATGACTACTTTTATAATGAAGATGGTACAATAAATAAAATTTCCGTATCATATAGTTTTAAGAATGATGAATCCGAACTAAGATATAACTATATTTGGAAATAACTATTCCATTATGCTTTACAGTTTTTGGGAGCATAAAAATCTGTCACTTGATAAATTCAATGCTTTATTGTATCTTTGTAGATTAAAATAAAATTCTAGTATAATTAATACGATTATGAAACTGAAAAGTCTCGAATATGTTACACCTGGATGGTCTTTAGATGGTCTCAATTTGTCAGAAACAAGTCTCATCGTAGGCCGTAATGCTGTTGGAAAATCAAAAACAATAGAAGCCTTAAATTCTTTAGTCTCTGTTATACTCCAAACTAAAGAAATTGCTGAGCACGATAATTTTTTCTATAAAATTATTTTTTCAGACAATGATACAGAATTGACATATTCATTTGCATGTTTTCAAGGGAATATTACCTTGGAACAGCTAATTGATCATAACGAAAACATCTTAATAGAAAGGAATGAAAACTCTACTATCTTTTTTAACGACGAAATTAACCCTCCAAGTAATAAACTTACAATCAATGTAAGACGAGATACAAAATTATATCCTCAAATTGAAAAAATAGTAAATTGGGCTGAAAATTCATATGGGATATTATTTAATCAGATTAATATGTTTCCTAATGGTACCAACCTATTTAGTACTATGTCTAAAGGAGAAAGTATTATCCCAATGTTTGAAAAATTAAATGATGATTTGAAACTAAAGGTTCAGGAGGAACTAAATGCTTTAGATTATTCTATTGACGAAATAAAGATTGTAAAAATTGGAGATGAGAAATCTGATATAAGAGTCTTACAGATTAATGAAAAAGATGTAAGCACATTTTTATGGGAAGGATTGTTATCTCAAGGAATGCAAAGAACACTATACATTCTTGTTCTTTTATTCTATATTGTTTCTCAAAAAAAGAAGACACAGACAATTGTTATTGATGATTTTTGTGAGGGATTAGATTATGATAGATCCATAAAATTAGGTAAATACCTATATAAATTCTGTTTAGAAAATAATATACAATTAATTACTACTTCAAACGATAGTTTTTTAATGGACGTTGTCGATTTGAAATATTGGAATATTTTACAACGTAAAGGCGATAAAGTTACTGCAATAAATATATATAATTCTCCTGAATTATTTGAAGATTTTGAATTTACAGGACTTAATAATTTTGATTTATTCTCATCTGATTTTATTGCACGACATAAAAAATGAAGAAAGTAGCAGTTTTTGTAGAAGGACAAGCTGAATTAATTTTGGTCAGAGAATTACTTCTAAAGATGTACGACTACCAAGATATAGGAATCAATTGTTATAACCTGATTTGTGATAATCTGGATGAAGCTCCTTATCAATATGGTGATAAAATGGCTCATAACTATTATATGCTTGTAAATGTTGGTAATGACAACTCTGTATTATCTAAAATCTTTACTAGAGCAAATGGATTGCATGAAAAGGGATTTACCAAGATTATAGGGTTAAGAGATGTATATGGGGACTTTTACAAGAAAAAAAATAGAGGCGTAAGAAATATAAACTTAGAATTAATTGAAAAATTTAGAAATTCAGCTCAAAAGGAAATAGACGCTAAAAACCTGGCTCAATATATAAAATTACATTTTGCAATAATGGAGGTTGAAGCATGGTTTTTAGGATTTAACATATTTGAACGTATTGATGGCACATTGTCAAATGATTTTATTAAGTCTAAGCTAAATTATGATTTGGAGAATGATGATCCAGAGATTACCTATTATCATCCAGCAAGAATTATGGGAGATATTTATGGCCTGATTGGATCAAAATATGACAAACATGAAAGTGATGTATCCTCCCTTGTGAGTTGTCTTGAAAAAGAAGATTATAATAACTTAATAGAAAGTGTTAAATGCTCAACATTTACATCTTTCGTTCAAGAATTGCTAAATTGATAGTGAACAAAAAGCCGGAAGCATAACGTTCCGGCTTTTTTACTTGATTAGTTCTTTTACTAATTACCCATCATTAAGTCCCATGTAAGTACGTTTTGAAACTTGTGTATTCCAACTGGTTCCACTTCTATTAAAGCTCCCAAGATACCTGCCTGCAATCCTATTTACAAGATTATTAGGATTGTCAGAGTTACTTCCATAACGCTGTTGAGCTAATCTGTCGGCTTGTCGAACTATTTCCCAACCTGATTTTGTTCTTCTTCTGACTCGGCTTTAAAATTTAAATTTGTTAGACATAAAAATTTAAGCATAGGGACTTTATCCCCATTAGAAACATTCTGTTACTTGATTAGTCCTTTGACCTTCAACCTTTCCAATATCTGATTGTAAAGATACTCTATATCCTGTCGGAAATCCTTATACTGCTGGTAGATAAAGGAAACATCAGCGATATTGTTTGATATTACACATGGGGAGACATCTGGGAACACACCGGAAATCTCTGCGCGGATACCGTTCGGCAGCCGTCCGCCGGCAAGCACACTAGGGGCGAATAAGAACAACACGATAAAGAGGAACTTCTTTCGCTGGGTGACGCTATCTGGATTGGGAGGACAGGCCATTCCAGAGAGAATCTCCTTAAACCATTCATAAATTTCCGGAATGAGAGAAAAATCGGTAAGGATGGGGGAGGATAACTCCTGCTCACGTTCAGATAACCTTGATTTCTGTTCACGTATTGATTTCAACTCCACGATTGATGAAAATTCTTTTGTCATAGCACGATTTATTTAGTTGGAAATTCTTATATTTGCATCATAATCGTGTGGGGGAGTTGGCTTCTAATCGTGTGGGCTGGCTCCCTTTTTTATTTTATGCCAAGTGATATGCATTCAGGATGGCGAAAGCGTAGACGATGATCGTTACCAGACTGTCCAGGAACACCGCCCATGCTCCTAGCTTTTGGATCTGGCTGAAGCTCATGACCAGGACAACAAGGAAACACACCCACTGGCTTGAAAACAATCCCATCCCCAGCAATAAAAGTCCGATGGTATCCATGAATAATGCAACATGAAGCCATGGATGCGCCATCAGATACCATCTTTTTGCTGTCTTATCTAGGTCCTGAAAGACTTTTGCATGTTGATATAGGGATTTACATCTGAACAGCTTCACAAGCTCGTACAGGGCTTGTATGATGATTAAGGCGTAGAATGCGTGTTTCATGGTCAGTAGCTTTTATCTCCGTGCTTATACGGACGAAGTTCATTGTATTTCATTTTCTGCTTGATGTGCCAGAAGATGTCGATATTTCTGTCCCGGCAGAAAGCGAATATCTCATTCAGGAGGATAAATGGTTCATCCCTGTAGAAGTTGTCGGTGACATAGACACAGATTCTAAACATGGACTCCGTGAAGGTCATATCAGAGTAATCTTCCGTATCGCTTCCTTCGTAGTCGAAGCTATCTAAATCATATCCTCTCAATCCGGCCAAATCCTTAGCCATCTGGAACAAGTCATCTATACTTTCCTGCTTTTCCATATTATATCGTCGTTACACTATCAAAGTCTTTCCCATACATGATATAGGCTCCACGTTTCCGGAGTTCGGCCACCAACTGCTCGTTGGTGTATCTGGCCAGCCGTCCATGAAGCCTGTCCTGCTTTCTTCTTTCAGACGTGTGTCTGCTCTCACATAACCGGCACCTGCTGGTGTAATGGGTGCCAGATTTCGTTTCATAGGCACGGAACTTCCTTTCCGAAAGGTTCCGGCCACATTCGATACAAACTTTCATGATGCAGACCTCCTTATCAGTCCCATGTTACGGTTTACCAGTTCGATAATCTTATCATGGTAATCACTCGTTTTATTGCAAACTGCACGGCTTTGGATTATCTTGAAAGTTTTCAAGTTTACTTCTATTGTCTCTAATCGTTTCCCATTCTTCTGTGCTGTGAGAATAAGGCAATCTTTACGCCTGTAATATTCATTTTGATATACACAATGGTGCATTGCCTTTCCTTCCAGGTAGAACTGGGTAACACTTTCCAACGGACGGATTACGATACCCTTATCCTTGATTTCCATTCCCAGAAACGGCTGGATTCTTTTGATGAATGACAGAATATCCTGTTTCATTCTGAACATGCGTTCAATCCTTTCCTTTCGTTTCTGTTCAGCCCGAATCTTCGCTTCTATCTTTCTCTTCTTCTCAACCAGCTTGTCATGCTCTTTCTTCAGGTTCTTAGGGCATACATAGTGAGCGTTATGTGTGTCAAGGTGGAAATAGTCAAGCAAACGAAGATAATCATCATACATGGAACCATCCTTGATGATATAGCCGTTACGGTTGCAGATATTCACTACCCACGGATGATAAATACAACCACGATGCATGTAAAAACTCAGCATACCATACTGTTTCGTCTTCAATAGCATTTCCGCATACTTGCTTTCTCCTAAAATGGCATGTATCAGCCTGGCCGGAGTAATACCATGGAACGAAGTACGAAGTCCGTTCCTTCGGAGTATAGGCAGCAACTTTACTTTTGGATATACATATCCGTTTATGTCATAGCAATTATATCCGTAATAATCAACAGAATTTTTGATGCTTATCGGCTGTGTGTATATCCAGGCATTCTTGCCCATATTCATTGGTCTGGCCATTACTGTTTCTTTCCTATCCTCAGTTATCCACTGCTGGCAAACTTCCGTGCTATGGTAGAATATTTCTCCCATTTTCATCCCTTTGTGCTTTCCTATTTCCACATGTCTGAGCACCTGAAACTTATCTACCGCCGTGACGATAGTCATGTATTCATACTGACACAGCTTTTTCTTCCTGCTGGTTTTTATTTCCAGTCGTTCACCGCAGTAAGGACACCGTATGTATCCTTCCTTCTGCCCAGTTACATCAACCCACATCTTTCCACATTCACTGCACCACATTTCATCCTTACAGCGGTAAGCATTATGCGGAAAACAATGCTTCTTTCCCCACCGTATTTGGGCATCTGTTATTTCTGGCAGCTTACTGCTCAATTCAGCTACCAGCCTTTCACGTTTTGTCCTTGGTCTCATAGTTCTCCGAATAATGAAAGTTGCAGACTGTTATCATCACCTCTCTTGCGTTTCGGCTGCGGCTTTAATTGTGGTTTTGGTTGCTCTGCTTTCGCAGGTTCAGAAGCCGGAGCCACTACTTCCACACGTTCCTGCACCTTGTCCACCTTGATGTTATCCTCGTCGTAATAATGGACTGCCCATCCGTATACGGTTGCTTCATCGACACCGACTGCGTTTCCTCCCTTTGCCAGCTTTCTGGCTTTCGAGTAGATATACTTGATACATTCCTCGATACTCTTGTCCGCTTTCCTGTAGGTTTCTGCAAAGAGAGAATCAGTCTTTGCACGATTCTCCAAATACGCCTGGATTGTTGTTTCAAAATTTGAACTTGACATAATAGTATTATTTTAGTTCCATCTTTGAGGTCGGTTGTTGATTCTCTCCAAGTAAGCAGCTATCTTCTTCTCAGCATCCTCACCGTTGCGGACGAAAATTCGCGTCCGTGTCTTGTCGCCTGGGATAGCCACATACTTTCCATGTTTCTCCAGTTCCCGATGCTGGGCGATTTTCAGTTCAGTTCCAGAAGGGTTCTTCTCCAAATCCACTTTATGTGGAAGTATTGGGTCATTTTCCGTTATCATTTTGCAAGATATTTGTTGATTATGTTACTCACTACAAGTCCGGCTTCATCACACATCCCGGCAAAGTTGTCAGACAATGAAGCGTTTTTCTCTTCATCGGGTATTCGTACTATGCTTCTCAGTTCTTTCAGTACGCGTTTCACCTGAAAAACTACCTGAGCATCTATTCCGTTTGATTCAAGTTCAGACTGGAACTCCAGTGCCGCACCCTCAAGTAAGTCTGAATAGATGAACAGCTTGTGCATCTTGCGAAGCATTTCTACCTTGAACTCCGGGGTATAGTCCTGAAGAAGTTCTCCCAAGGAATGCGGTTCCACCTCTCTTTCAAGGGAGTCAATCTTGTTCTTGATTTTCTGTGCTTTGGCAAAGTTCATGGATGAAATCAAGGCGATATACTTCTTTCTCAGTTCATTGAGCTTTCTTTCTGATTCTTGTCTTGTCATTTCTCTACTTTTCTGATGATTAAATACTTTGGCTCACCCTTGCGGAGATTGCTTAATGTCTCTTCGTCAACCTCTGCTTCTGTGAGTCCGTTCACGTTCATGTATTGTGGAAGACGGTATTTCTCACGTAACCTCCTGATCAGGTTCCAGTCACGAGTTACCCAGTTAATTGTGATTTTCATATCATTTTCTCAGGCTTTCACCGCTGAAGAGGACGGTTTTCGTTATCGCCCTCAGCCGGTCAATGGTTCTTTCCCCATATTTCTCTCTCAGCTCGTCTATCGTTAGGTTGGTGGTCAGGATAAGAAGCTTTCCTTTCTTCTCTGCTTCGTCTGCCAGTTCAGCGAATGCAAGCCTTTTTTCGCCGTATTTGACGCTAAGATTCTCTGTCCCTATATCGTCAACGTAGATGATGTGTTTTTGCTTCACGGCGTCCAAATCAGCGTTCATCTGCTGTGCATCGTAGCAGCTTACCACCTTGCGGCAGTAATGGTTAAGAACCAAAGGAAGAATCTTTCCGCAGATAAGGGTCTTTCCGCGTCCGCAGTTGCCGAAACACAGAAGTCCGCGACCTTCATTGCCGGCCAGCCAGCCTGCCACTTCTTCGTACTCAGGAAGCCATCTGGCATTTTCTCCAGTGAAGTACCTGATACCGGCCCAGAGAACTCTTTTGGCATCCGGAACGGTTATCTTTACGACGTTAGGAATAGGGGAGAAACCCGTATCTTTGAGCCGTTCGATTGTCTGTTGAAAATTTATCTGTTCCATGTTTACCAGCCTTTCTTGTATTTTCCCGGTGAATTATCCTTCAGAACTATGCCTACATCTGTTTTTGAAGGCACTTTCTCACGACTGGCCCAGGTCGCCAGCCGTCTTGGAAGCTCCCAGGTCTTTTCCAGTTCATAGCGCATCTTGGTTTCTGACTTGTTAAGCTCGCTCCAGTAATCGAAGAAAGCCCGAATCATTTCTTTCGGGTACTGACTGACATAAGGGACTAACGACTGGTAGAAGGATTCTTTCCTAGAGAGAGTAGCGGCTTTAGCCGCGTCTTTCTTTGCTACTACGTTAGTAGTAGTTTCTTTAATAATATTCTTCTCCTTTATTTGCTTTGTGTCACCCGTGTGTCGCTTTTCTGGCTCTTTGGCAGGGTGTGTCACCTGCTGTGTCGCCACTTGTGTCATTAGCTGTGTCACTTGCATCCGTAAATTATTGATTTCCTGAATGATATTTATGTCACTCATTGTGTCATTGCTTGTGTCACTTACTGTGTCAGACTCTGAGCCATTATACTCATTGTACTTTACCAAGGTTATTACATTCATTCCTTGTTCTTTGGAAAGAGTTATCATGTTCTCTCTTCTCAGAAAGGCAAGAAACGTCCGTACTTTCCTCTCAGACCATTTCCAACGCTTTGATAAGAATCTTATGGATGCAGGATATTGTCCTCTTGTATAAGAGACTTCTCGACCTCCGATACTCTCCATACGGGGCGTTGCCTCAAATCGTGCTGACTGAATCAAGTCAAGCCACGCTTCGCAACTGCTAAAAGTCCGGGCTTCATTCCACATATCATTCGAGAAGAACTTGCGGCTTAGTTTTATATATCCTTCCATAATCTTAGAATCTTACGTTAGTCAACTGTCTGCTATTGGAGTACACGGCCCATTTACCGTTTCCGCTATCCACCAGGCGTAAATCCTTGACTTCGCCAAATCGTTTCAGATTCCCGCAAAGGTCAACGATCCAGCCAGCCTCCTTGTTAGGATGCGGACGGATGGCACGACCGACTATCTGATACCAAAGAGCCAGTGACATTGTCGGACGGGCCATGACAATCGTATCCAGTTCAGGATAGTCAAATCCGGTAGTAAGTACACCTACGTTGGCTACAACGGGTATCTCTCCGGCCTTGAACGCTTCAAGGATATGTTCGCGTTCTTTTTTCGGTGTTTCTCCTGAAACGATGGCTGTTCCGGGAATGGACCAGGTGAGACGTTCTGCTTCTTTCAAGAAACGGGTGAAAACCAATATACCTTTTCGTTTTACACCGCTCTTGGGATTCATAAGCCTTTGGACGATGCTCACCAGAAACCCGTAGAAGTCGATACGCTCATACTCTTTCACTACAGACTTGTCCGTGTAGTCGGCTCCGGTAGTGTTCACCTTCAGGTTAAGTTCGTTCCATCCCAAAGGATTCATCGGATAATAGTTCAGCTTCGAAAGATACCCCATATCCAATAGAGTAGAGATTTGAACCTGATAGATTACCTCAGAGAACACGCACGGGCGTGTGCGTGTGATGAACTTCAACATACTGCCGAAATCCCTGCTTGATGAAAGCCGGTAAGGCGTAGCCGTCAATCCAAGAACTTTACATTTCAGCATCGAAAGAAATCTCTTGTACATTCCGTCTTTCGGGTTAACCAGATGGCACTCGTCGATGATGATATTCTGAAAATGCTGGAAAAGTTCCGGATGGTTGACTACGCTTCCGATAGTGGCGAAAGTTATTCTTGAAATCTCCTTTCGCCCGAATGAGGCAGAGTAGATGGAACAATCCAGAACACCATACGAACAGAGCTTCAGATAGTTCTGTTCTAGTATCTCCTTACTGGGCTGAAATACTAGCGTGTGCCCTTCAAGACGGCTGGCGATGTCGGCTATCACAAGACTCTTGCCGGCTCCGGTAGGCAGTACCATGATGGCATTGTTCTTCTTGGCCCTGTTAGCAAAGAAGCTGACTGCAGCATTACTGGCCTTCTGCTGGTAATCCCGTAAAACATAACTCATAATCCTTTCTCCTTACTCAGTTTGTCTCCCAAAGCCTTGTAATACTTGGTGAGTTCTATTAATTCAAAATCAGTCCATTTCTTCGCCTGGCTTGCTCTCCATGCCAGCTTGTCGAAGCGTTGCTGACCGATTTTTGATTTCAAGTTTTTCTCGTAATGTATCAGATGGTCTGCGCTGAAACGGTTGCACGCCCGGCACTCTGCGTGGGCATTGTCCTCGTCAAAGCGTGTAGCCATGTGGCGGCGCGAATGGAAGTGTCCGCAATCTGCCTGTTCGTATGGCTTTATCTGGGCGCATGAGATACAACGGAAATACCCGTTCGGCATACAATCACGAAGCCGGATATAGCGGCTGAAAACTTTGTCGAGTTTGGCCACTAAATCCGGCTTCTTTTTAATCTTGATACCTGCCTTATCGAATAACGGCAAAGGCTTTTCTTTCTTCTTTTTAGGTTTCTTGATGTAATACATATTTATAAAGCCTTATAATCATTCATACTACCCCAATAACCATATATTTCTTCATCACTCTCACCATTAAGCCGAGCTTTTTCTATTTCTTTATTCATGCTATGTGAAAGACCAGTCAAATCTCCTGAAAGACTTTCGAATGACGAACATTCTTTCGTACTATTTCTGCGTATTTTGTGTGTAATGTATTTTTCAATACTGTTGAATATTGGATTATCCTTTTCAGACATTCTTAAAGATATATATCCATAATTGAATGTAAATGGAGTATTTAACTTTTCATATGACTCTCTGTCTTTTATATGCTTATACATCATTTCAACCGGAAAAGTCATTGGCAAGCGTTCCTTCTTAATCATTATGGCTATCGCATCATATAAAGCCTGTTCTTGATCTGTCAGCTTAAACCAGTTGATATTCTCAAAGCACCACATGATATAACCAATATGAGTAAGTATGATATACTTTATCTCTTGTCCTTTGTATTTCCCAAATGTTAATTTCCGTTCTTCTTTCATAATAATTCCATTATTGGTTGTGGACGCAACGGGAATCGAACCCGCCCAACCATCACGGTTTTACTTGCTCATATATTAGCTAATTCAATGGGACAAGTGTATGGAGATATTGCGCAATTACTCCATACTAAAGCACGTCCTGTGCTTGCGCCCGTATGCCCGTCTTTCCGGGCGTTTATTCATGCTATTTCGTTATTTTTAAAAACTCAGGGGCAATTCCATAAAGTGGTGTACGGCCATCCCATTTATCTATGAATTGCTTATAGAGTATTTCTTTAGTCAACCCACGTGATTGAATGATAGCCTGTTCTGTTTTTAATTGCTCCAATTCGTTGCGTTTCTTCTGCTCTGCAATCTGCTGGTCTAATACAGATATATTGGTATTCACCTCATTACGACTATCAATCTTCTCACGCACAGCCTTTGAAAATTCAAGCTGTGCAGAAAAAGTCAGCAATTGAAGCCCTCTTTTCTCAAATTCTTTATCCACAATCTGCTCCAACCGCTTTTCAAAAAGAAGAGAACCACCGTCAGCCATTAAACTGTCTGTCTTGTGCTTACGGCTTTCTTCTTTGATTAAATCATAAATACGAGGTTCAAGTATATTATCTTCAAGGCTTTGCATAAACCCGTCTTTTCCTGATTCTGTATCAGCTTTATCTATATGTTTGTTATCGAATACAACATCTATAGCTCTATTCTTGATAACTTTATAAGAATAAGTAGGACGTGCGTTAAATTCAGTGTTATCAGCAGCCTTCAATGTGACAGGTTCAGCAAATTCCCCTCTTTGGTCAAACAATGGAACTTGAAACAATTCAGTGCCCCATTCCCAAGTGGAAACTTTACCGGACACTACCTTAAAATCCTCTTTTCCTTGCTTCCCATAGTTCTCCATTAGAACACCGGCATAATTAGGGGCTACTCTTTCGCATGAAGCAAATACCACTAAGGTCATACAGACCAACATTAGATTAATCAATCTTTTCATTCTTCAAATTTTTAATTAGTTTATAAACGAAATAAATCACTGTGGCTGATATTATTACCACGCCCAGCCAAGCGTTGAGGTGATTGAATATTCTGTTTCCGATAGATACTCCGACTACCAGAAACAGAATTAAATAAATTTGCTTTCTCATTGTTACACCTCAATGATTACGATGTCAGGTGCAACACCTTTGATTGCTTCAACCTGTTTGTCAATCACCTTATTCTTGTATTCTTCAATGGCCTCATTCGCACCGGCAGAAACCAAAGAAAGGGAAACTTCCCGTCCGTCCACATCGGCGTAGATTTCAACTTCGATTTCTTCACAGGCAAAACCTTTGAAAAGAGGGATATTCAGTTTGAACGATTTTGGCAGATTGGAATCAACCACTTGAGAATAGTTATCCGTCTTGTTTCCGTTTTCCTCTTTACTACGTTCTATATCCTGGTTTACTTTCGCCTTGAAATTCTTCAAAGTAGAAACCAGCATCATGTTCTCAGACTTATCCTTGAAGAAGGCACGGTGCATCTTGAAGAACTGGGACAATTTGATAGGTTCCCATTTCCTTTCCGCATTGATACCGAACTCCTGCATTTCCTTTGAAGCCTGTAAAACTCCACTAATTACTGTCTGGTAATAATTGGTTTCATCAATAGTCAAAGCCAGACACATCTTATCACGGTTCACAATGATATTGGCCGATTTCTGATTAATCAGTTCGACACGCTTCTCCAGCCATTTGAAAGGTGCATCTATCGTTCCATTGATAACTACTCTTTCAGGCTCTTTCGGGTCAAGTGCTACGGGTGCTTCACCTTCACGTAATACAACTTCGATTGGCGTACCGTTATAATCTTTCGGTACTACCAGGTTGATTTTGTTCTCACTCATCTGTTCCTGTTTTACTGTTAATACTGAAAATTGTCTTCTGCATTTCTTGTGGCATGATCGGGCGGCTGTAAACCAGCTCACCTAACTTGTTGTAGAATCCAGCCATTTTCTCCTTGTGGTAGAGGAATTTGGCACATTCCTCGTTGGCTACGAACTCTGAACCTCTTTTGATATGGTCCAGAAGTTCCTGCTTTTCTTCATTCAAAGGCTTCAATCGTTCTTTGAAGCTTTCCATAGCCTCTTTCTTCTCCAACTCAACATCGTTGATGGTGATTGATACCTCGGCCAAAGTCTCTTTCTTCTGAGCCAGTTCTTCGGGGGTGAATCGGTGAGTATATCCGATTTTCTCTACCGCATCGGCGTTGTCCTGAAGGAACTGCCATCGTTCCTGTTCAGGGATGTCTTGTCCTAAAAATTTGTCCATAATTATCTATAACTTTTTACACCGAACCTATTATAAATCTTTTTAGCGGTACCCATACCATTATAAACAGGGATGAAACTTCTTTGTAAGGCCTTCTCTCTTTGATGAATGCCGCTTGAATTAGGATTAATTGACTTCTCTGGATTAAAGAATCTTGCTACATCTTGGGGAAATTTTCTTTTTTTCATAATCTCAAAATTTTAGATAAACTCTTTATTACGTTCGATTTCTTGTTGTGCAAAAATTAGCATCTGTTGTTCGTTTGCCGAAGGCAGATAGATGCCGGCAACAGATGCGCTCCAGTTACGAAAACGGTCAATGCTCAAAGTCATTTCACCTGTTGTCAGTTCTGCAGAACTTCGCAGATAGGTTACTTCCTTGCCTTTCTTGTTGACCGTCTTTCTCTCAAACAAATCACGGTTGCAAGTCCTTTTATAGAAGTCTATCTTTGCTTCGTCAAGGCTGCAACCGTACTCACTGCCGAAATACCCTAAAAGCAGATGCAAATAGCTGTTCTGGGATAGCGTGCGGTTAGGGAGCTTCTTTCTCACTTCCACAACTGCACGCTCCTGGAACAGCTTGTTTACATAAGCCTTGAACTTGGGTATATCGTATTCATTCTTCAGATTGAATATGCTCATAGGCTAGAACGGTAAGTCATCTTTGGGATTTCCATTCGCATCTACATCAGGTGGAAACGCCTGTACCATGGGTGGCGTTTGTGACGGTGCCGGTTGCTGTGCTGGCACGGATGCTGGCTGGTGCATTGGCTGACGGCCTTCCAGTTTATAGCAGCGGATGGACACCATACGTTTTAGTTGTCCGTCCTGATTTGTCCATTCCCGACCTTGCAAGGCAAAGGAAACCGTTATTACGTCACCGGTTCTGAACTGGTCAAGTTCGGCACATTTGTCACCACTTACTTCAAGTGGCAGGACGTTCTCGTACTGGCTCCGTTCACCTGTGTATGGGTCATGGGTCGTAGCATCGAGTAGAAACTCACGTTTCAAAAACGGGTTGCCACCGCTCTTGGATGGGATTTCTTGGGGCTGGCCGATATAGACCAGCCGCCCGGTTATCTGATTACTCATTTATGATACTTTTAATGTTATACTTCCACATACAGGCGTATCTACAAGATACTTGTCATAGACACCTGGATAATCTCTCTCAAAGGCTTCACGGTCAAATGTCCTTCTGATGGAATCTTTCTTGCGGATGAAAGAGACGCTTTCACCTTTCCATGAATAAGCACCCGCCTTGACCATTTCCTTCATCACACCGTCCGTAAGCTCCTTCTTGCGTTCCGACCAATATTTCGCCTGCTCGGTTATCTCTATGATTGAATCCTCCATTTCACGGTACTTCAAAGGCATGTCAGTCTTAACCGAAGGTACGGCATAAGGGTTTATGAACTTGCGTCCCTCTATTTCGGCTGAGAGCAGTTCAAGGATGATACCGTCATGTATGCGTTCCACTTCCAAAAGTTCTGAAATGCTTCCCCTCAGCCAGATGGCGAACAGCCTTACGGCTTTGCATCCGGGGTTCTGCCTTTCAAACAAATAAGCGTAAATGGACAGCTGCCACCTTACATACTCCTTGTCGAGCTTGTATGTTGTCTTGATGTCACCCAATGAAAATTCGCTGTCACTTTCCCGATATACCTTGTCAATACAGGAAGCGAAGTGCTCGTTGTCCGATACAAGGTATTCGCTCGCTTCATATTGAAGCCCGTAACTTTCTTTTATTTTTTGATAGTTGCGGGCTTCCTCGCTTTCGTGGTCAATACCCAAATCATCCACGAGTTCGCAGACCTCATGCACGAAAGAACCCCTTTCGGCTGCCCTTTTCATTACAAATTCGGGAACGCCCGAATACTTGTCCGGGAACAGTTGCCTCTCAATTATCCCGGTAATGCCTTGCAGGCACACGCCTTCGGGGGTGGTGTAGGTATGTGTGTCCTTGTCGAAAAGGATACTTGATTTAATTAAATCCATTTTTTAACGAGTTTTTTTTCTTGTTTACAATATCAATGAATCTTCTGTCACCTTGCAATACGGTATAGTTCTGCCATATACTTTGCAGGGTTTCCACGGTCTGCGCGGCGTTCACCTCCTGCTCCGCCATCGCGAAATAGTCAGTTTCTTCAGGTGTGGTGACATCCGGGTCTTTCGGCTCTTCGGTGGGGATAAGGAACATTTGCAGCAACGAATATTTCAGCGCGATGCTCATTGCCTTGTTCATACCCTTGTCCCCTGAATCCATCGCTTCTCCGACATTCACCGTCTCAACACAACTGCCGTCTGTAGTTATATACCTGAACTTGACTGTCGCCCTTGTGAATGTATTTGTACCGCCGGATTTCGTCGGCCTGTTCTCTGTAGTAAACCCCTGAACTTCCTGCAGGATGAACACTTCGTTCTTGGCAAACAGCTCGTGAAGTTCGTTCATCACATTGTCTATGCCCCTGAACTTGAATCCCTGCTGCTGGTTCTTCTCTGATTTTGTAATGGCTTTCGTCTCTCTGAGAATGCTGGCCATCTTCCCGTAAATAAGTTGTCCTTCCATAATCGTGTATTTTAATAAATCAATTTTGCATGTTTTATCACATCCCAGGCATTGCAAGCCCATCGGCTGTGTGGCACGCCTTCTTTGGTCTTGTATCTTATCCTTCCGGATTCGCACAACTCTTTCAGCCTTTTGAGACCGCCTACTATCGAAGCTGCTTCGTATTTCCCGAAAGACTTGTTGTTCAAGACGATTTTCAATACATCTTCGTTTATCATAAGCATTTTATTTTAAGCAGATAATTGCCGAGAAACCCGGATACTCTGTGGCCGATACCCGGTACTTCACGTCCATTTTGTTTTTAAGTGTCCCGATCAAGCGGAGGTCACGATTGCGTCGTGATGCTTCCAGCTTGATTCCGTTATGCCGTTTCTTGTCATAGGGAACCTTGTAGATGTCCCCTTTCTTCATTTCGTCAAAAAGACGTACTGTCTGGTAGTTTTCGTCTACTGTAATTTCTCTAACCATAGTTTAAGTATTTGATTGTTTGCTGGCAGAACGGGACTTGAACCCGTGACTTCCATGCTAACCCTTACATGGCGTTCTACCGCCTGAACTATCTGCCAATGAAAATGCCGGACTTTATGGCCCGGCATCTACCCATTTTCTATAACCCATAAAAACTAATCGACTAGTACAACCAGCGATTTGACCATGTTCTTGAAGTTGTCAAACTTCGATTCAATCTTTTTCTTTTCTTCCATGTAATACAGCATTGATTTTTTGTATTCCTCCGATTCGCGTTGCAGATTCTGTGTGTATGCCACGAGTTCATCATGCGTCATACCCTGTAATTCCTCATTTGTTTTCATGTCTATTCTTTTTAATGTTATTGATTTCGGTTTCTATCTCCTTGTCGAACAGCTCCCGTCTGTCCAGTTCCCGTGAGCGTGCCGTCAGAATGGCACTGATGTCCGCAAATTCATCACAGATGCTTTTTATTGTTTCTTGCAGCTCGTTCATTGTCCAGTCTGTTTGCGATTGAAAAACCAGTGATTATAAACCCGACAAATCCTATCCAGTACATAGCAGACAGGTCTTGATTGAAGTGCATTACCAGAACGGACAATGCACAGAGAAAAAGTAGTATTTTCATAACCGTGTGTATTAAATATCGTTCCCGTGGGCGTTCCGGTGGTTGCCTTACTGCTTATCAAAGGTCTGGTAAGCCACGGGTATATATAGTTCATGCTGGTGTCTAATCAGTGAAGATTGTCTTTGTAGCCGACCTACGGCCACCTGCAATCGTATAAGTGTCTTTTTGTTATCTGTGTGATTCGTATGCTGCGTTTGCTTAGTGCAGCCCTTTACTCATACTCTTTTCACACAGCCGTTATCGCTACTCAGTCGTCCGTTTCACGTCAGGCTTAACGGTAAGCCTAAATTTCCATCATGTCAAAGAACCAATCAAGTAGAACCCTGCCCGATTCTCGCTATCGGTTGCCGTTCAGTCCGTCAGCAGGGTAGGTGAGTTACCAGCGTGTAACTGCCATGCCTTGTGATAACTGAAGGTTAATGTAGTCCATGCCATCATCTTCAGGCAGGTTGTATTCTTCAAGAAGGGCTTCGTATTTGTCCACCTCTTCAGTAAGTACTTTGATGTATTCTTGCTTGCTGTCAGCATTGAAAGCCCTGCATAAAGTCTCTTCATCTGCGTTGTAGGCGAAGTTCAGGTCTTTGTACAGCCCGTCAAGTTCTTCTTCGATTTCGTGGCGTGTCATAGTCATGCGGCGATGTTTAAAAGGTTAGCTTTCTTGAAGCATCTGTATTCTTGTCTCTCAGTATCGAAGTACACCTGAACAGTGTCATTCTTCTTTCTGCTTTCACCAGATGTGGCTGGTATCAGATTTTCTTTCAGCGTGCCGTAGGCTTCACGAACAGAACCATCTACCTTTTTGAAGTAGAACTTTACGATTCTTTGCTTCATGGCAGCTTTCAGCTTCATGTTTGCCCAAGCGCATTTCATCGCTTCACTCATAGAGAAACCGTTTCTCTTTACCAACTGCCATGCAAGACTCATAATCTCGTGTAATAAATTCTTTTTCATAATCGTGTGAGGGTTAGTTGTTTTTTACTATATTTGTTTCGTATCTAAGTTTCGATATGCAAATGTACTTTATAATTCTAAAGTATCAAATAAATAGCTTTAGAATTATAAAGTACATAACATTATTTAACTATCAGGTTTCTTAATACATTATTATATGAAGAAAGATAATTGGGCGTTAGGATTAGGTATAGCCTCAATAGTGACAAGTTTTATATCTATAATGCTATGGCTATGTAAATATGAACCTATAACATGGACTTTGCTGGATACTATAATGACCATGCTTTCTTTAATAGTGGCGATTATCTCCGTCCTTTTTGCATTTAATATGTTTGGCCTGAGAAAGGAGCTTAAAAATGAGATAGATGAAAAATTGAAGGAGATAAGCGACAATCATGTAATTCATACTGCTAAAACCATGATGTACATGGAAATGCGTTTGTTGCATTTAGCAACCGAATTGAGTAAAATTGACGATATAAGACAGTCTATTTACATGATGCTTGATACAACAGAAAAAACTAAAAATAAGAAAGATGTGGATTATATTATTAACCAGTTAAGAGAGCTTGAAAAACGTTATGGAGACAGATTGTTCGATGATACATTCAAAGGGAAACTAAGGATTAGACTGGAGAAAGTTACCTCTTTCTCTGACAGTGCTCTTCTCTTCCTTCAAAATTTCAAGGTATGATTCTTTTGCGTGGTCGATGATTTTATCCGACTCTTCAAAAGGATTCCTAGGTCCTTGAGGTTCTTGATGATGCATAGGTTTGATACACAAAATCTTTAAATCATCATAAGACGACATAGAAGTCTTAGAGTCTTTAGAATCATTAGTACTCTTTGAATCCTTAGAAAACATAGAATACTTATCCATGCCAAGCAATGGGAGTAATACTTTTGTCCAAACAAGTATCACAGTCACGCATATAAGTATAAACAAGAGTAATAGCAGAACTTTAAACATAAAAGAACAATAACCATAGTAAAAACACCCACAATAGGTACGAGCTATCATGGGTGTATATATTAAACCTCCTCGGAGGAATGTTTAACCAACTTGTTCCTTTAACACCTCGTACTTGTTACGGTACAAAGATACTTTATAATTCTAAAGTATCAAATACAAGCTTTAAAATTATGGGAATTATTGAAAGATTTTTTGAAAGTATTGAAAAAGCAGGAATTTCTTCTTACGAAATTGAAAAGAAATACGGAGTTAAATCTGCTCAATCTAAACTTTCACAATTAAAGGAAGGAAAGACTAAAAGTGGAAAAGAAAAAACTCTCCCATCTGATTTATTATCTGCTGTATGTTCTGCAAGAGAAGATATTAATCCAGATTATATTTTAACTGGTCGCGGAACTCCATTGCGTCAGCAACCTGAAGTTACTCAAATATTTCACCCAAAGAGCATAGAAAAAGCTGAAGAAGATGGATTGATAACCCTTTATGATGTTGAAGCTGCTGCAAACTTGAAATCCCTCTTCGATAACAAAGACCAGAATATCCTTGGACAAATCAATATTCCAAATATCCCTAAATGCGATGGAGCTGTTTATGTCAAAGGGGATTCCATGTATCCATTACTTAAATCTGGTGACATCGTAGCATATAAGGAGGTACCTTTAGAAATGAGTCATATTTTCTTTGGAGAAATGTACCTTGTGTCAATAGATCTGGATGGAGATGAATACTTAACTGTAAAATACGTCCAGCATTCAGAAAAAGGTGAAGACTGGATAAAACTGGTAAGTTACAATCAAAACCACCAACCCAAAGATTTTCCATTATCTTCTGTGAGAGCTATGGCTTTGGTAAAATTGAGTATTAGAATGAACACAATGAAATAATATGGGACTTTATTTTAGGAAAAGGGTGAAGATTCTTCCTGGAGTGCATTTAAACATAAGCAAAACAGGGACAAGTTGGTCTGTTGGTCCGCGTGGAGCTTCAGTGAATGTGGGTAAGAGAGGAGTTTATGTGAATACCGGGATACCAGGAACTGGTATATATTCTCGGACTAAAATATCGGGAGGTAGTAGTAACTATGATAGAGATAAACATTATTCTTCTAAGCGTGAACAAGAAAATGAAGCAATTAATAGCAATCCGTTGAGGTTTATTTTGACATTTCTGTTTTTACTGGCTTCAGTAATGATTCCGTTACTTACAAGTGCTTCATGGATTTGGTTTCCTATACTCGCCTTAATTGGAATTTGTTGTGCTTTTATTCCTGATAGTAAAACGGAAGCTAATAATTTAAACTATAATGCTGATAAAGTAGAACCTATCCATATAATCCCGGATAAAGTTATAAACATATCAGAAGAGAAATACGTATCTGAAAATACTTCTACTCTAAAAGAAAATGAGTCTCATAGAGAAGAAAATATTTTAAAGGATTCCGTGATACATAAATTAGATCCATTATTTGAAGAATCGGCTCGTTTGGTCGTGAATCAGCAGCAAGGAAGTACTTCTCTTCTTCAGCGTAAACTTATAATAGGATATAATAGGGCAAGAAGGATAATGGGATTACTTGAGAAAGCTGGGATTGTTGGACCAGCAAATGGAGCAAACCTTCATGACGTGCTTTGTAAGGATGAAGTTGAGTTGGCTGAGAGGTTAGAAAACCTGAGTGATGACATGTTCCAAGAAACAACAAAAGATACTAATATAGAGGATAATTTTGATAAGAGTTCTCGGCTTGTTAATATTGGAATTGATTTAGAAAAAGAAGGAATGATTGATGAAGCTATTAATGTGTATGAGAAATCAATCATTTACAGATTACCGCTTAAGCACCCATACGAGAGACTTGCTATCCTTTACAGAAAAAGAAAAGATTATGAGAATGAAATCCGAGTTATAAAAATTGCAATAGAAGTCTTCATGAAAGAAAATGAGAGAAGAGCCAATATGGTAATTGATGAGGATAATTCTATGTATAATCAAGTAATGCAAGCATTAGAGACCAACGAAAGTATTAAGTATGAAGATGGGAAATGGGCTTTCGTTCAATATGATGTCATGAGTTATATAACAAGACTAGAAAAGGCACAAACTTTACTTGATAAATCAAAAAACAAAAAGGAATGAGAAGAGTATTGACTTTGTTGATGGGATTGTTCTTTTTCTGCACATTTCATGCACAAGAAGTAGTAAGATATGTAACGGCAAACCTAAATTTAAGAGATTCTCCTGATGTAACATCTTCTATTATTACTCAGATTCCTAGAGGTACTGCAGTTCTAATTGATGAGGATTGTGATTGCAAATGGATTCCTGTTAGTTATAATGGGTATATTGGATATGTTTCAACGAAGTATCTTTCAAAAGAAAAAGTTTATTATTCTTCTGAAAATCATTCATCAGGACAAATAAGATATTATACTAATTCTAGAGGTGAGAGAGTTCAGTCTCCTACATATTATTCTTCTGCACCTCCTGGGGCAACTGCTTTATGCAGAGATGGAACATATAGTTTTAGTAAAAGCCGTAGAGGAACTTGCTCTCATCATGGTGGTGTTGCAAAATGGTTAAAATAGAGATTTATGATAGTAACAACAACAAATAGTATAGAAGGATATACAATAAGAAAATATCTTGGGGTAGTCAATGCGAATGTTGTAATAGGTACAAATCTGTTTTCCGATATTGCAGCCTCTTTGACAGATGTATTTGGCGGACGTTCTGGAAGCTACAAGAGTAAATTGACTACAATTTACGATGAAGTAATGAAGGAACTGACTGGAAAGGCTGAAAGTTATCATGCAGATGCAATCGTCGGTTTACATGTGGATTTTGACGAAGTTTCTGGCGGTGGCAAATCCATGTTTATGGTTTCCGCATCTGGGACTGCTATTACATTGGAGAAAACTACTCAAGACAGATACTTTCTGTATGACTTACTTGAAAAAATTTACGACTATAAAGAGAAAGGAATATTGACGGAGGAAGAGTTTGATTACGAAAAGAATCGAATTTTGAATCAACACAGAAATCCTATCTCGGAAGAGTATAAAGGCATTTGCCAAGAGCAGAAGGAAAAGGAGAGGGAAGAGCTTTTGCGTGAGGAAAGAATAAACGAAGCTAAGGAGCTTTTAAAGAATCGTACTGGGTGCTCGATTGATGATATAGAAAAAATTGATGAATATCAGCTACAGGCTGTGTCCTATGATGATATTGATTTTGACCCCAATGATTCCATGCAGTATATAATCTCCAAGTTCATAAGATTAAACCGCGTTCCTGAAGCGTGTAAATTCTATATGGAAGAAACGGGCCTTGAGGATTTACAGTCTGCAATAGATTTTTGTCTCAATGTATATAAACAAATGTCCTCCGTTGATGAGGAGAAAGTTGCGGCTCTTATTTCCAAACTCAAGGTGTTAAAGAAGCGTGGATTTATAGAACAAGCAGTATCAGAATATCAAAAGATGACAATATCGGATAAGCAAACATCTGAAGCATTCATACTTTCTTTAGAGATTTGA